GTCATGCTTTTCTGGCCGCGAAATTGAGCAGGGGGGGGTAGTGTGCGCGGTCGGAAACCGAAACCGACACAATTGAAGGAATTGGAGGGGAATCCGGGCAAGCGGCGACTGAACGCGAGCGAGCCGCACCCTCCCGCGCCGGACGTTGTGCCGTATGCCCCCAAGTTTTTGAATGCGGATGCGCGTGCTGAGTGGAATCGCATGGTGAGTATCCTGCTGGGGCTGGGGCTGTACACCGAGGTGGATCACGCGGCGCTGGCGATGTATTGCCAGGCGTGGGGGCGCTGGGTGGTGGCCGAGCGCACGCTGATTGACGAGGGCGAGATCATCACGGGGGCGGAGGGCGGCAAGTGCCAAAACCCGTGGCGGTACGAGGCGAATAAGGCACAGGACCAGATGCGACGCATGCTGGCGGAGTTCGGGCTGACGCCGGCCTCGCGGGCGCGGCTGAACGTGCCGGGCGCGCCGGATGAGCCGAGCCTAGCTGATCAGTTGTTCGCAATGGCGAACGGCGTCGTGACGGATGCCGAGTGAATTTCGCGCCGAGCAGTACATCGAGGACGTGCTGGCCGGGCGACAGGTGGCGTGTAAGTGGGTGCGGCTGGCGTGCGAGCGGCACCAGCGGGACCTGGCCACCGGCGGCGAGCGCGGGCTGCGCTTCGACGAGACGACGGCCAAGATGGCGATCTCGTTTTTCAAGTTGCTGAAGCACAGCAAGGGCGAGTGGGCCGGGCGGCCGCTGGTGCTGGAGGGGTGGCAGCAGTTCGTGGTGTGGTCGCTCTTCGGGTGGAAACGCGCGGACGGGACGCGGCGGTTCCGAACTTCATATCTTGAGGTGGCGCGAAAGAACGGCAAGACGACGATGGCGGCGGGGGTGGGCCTCTACCTAATGCTGGCGGACGGGGAGCCAGGCGCGGAGATTTATTCGGTGGCCACCAAGCGCGACCAGGCGCGCATCAGCCACAGCGAGGCGACGCGCATGGCCAAGAGCTCGCCCCCGGTGCGCAAGCTGGTGACCGTGTTCAAGGACAACATCCACATCTTGGACACGGCGAGCAAGTTCGAGCCGTTGGGGGCGGACAGCGACACGATGGACGGGCTGAACGTGCACGGCGCGGTGGTGGACGAGGTGCACGCGCACAAGACACGCGACACGTGGGACGTGATCGAGACGGCGACCGGGGCGCGCCGGCAGCCGCTCATGTTCGCGATCACGACCGCCGGGTATGATCGCAACTCGCTGTGCTTTCAGCAGCACGAGTACACCGAAAAGATTCTGGAGGGCATCCTCCAGGATGACTCGTGGTTCGGGGTGATCTATTGTCTGGACAAGGTGCCCGGCAAGGATGGGAATCCCGTCGACGAGGATTGCTTCGACGAACGGCTATGGGTGAAGGCGAACCCGAACCTGGGCGTGAGCAAGAAGTTCGACGACATGCAGCGCAAGGCGCTGCGTGCCAAACAGATGCCGAGCGCGCTGAATGCGTTTTTGAGGCTCGAGCTGGACGTGTGGACGCAGGCCGAGACGAAGTGGATCAGCCTGGAGCACTGGAATCAGTGCGGGCAGGCGGTGGACGCGGACGGGCTGCGCGGGCGGACGTGTTACGCCGGGCTGGACTTGTCGAGCAACGTGGACATCTCGGCGCTGGTGCTGGTGTTTCCGCCACAGGCCGATGAGGACAGCTACCAGATCATTTGCCGATTCTGGATTCCAGAGGAGGCGATGATCGAGCGGGCGAAGCGGGACCGCGTGCCGTATCCCGTGTGGGTGCGGCAGGGGTTCATCAAGGCGACGCCGGGGAACGTGATCGACTATGACTTTATTTTGGCGGAGATCGACGAGCTGGCGCAGGCATACGACATCGTCGAGATTGCCTTTGACCGGTGGGGGGCGACAAAGATCCAAACCGACCTGATGGAGAAGGGCGGCGAGGATTGGCTGGTGCAGTTCGGGCAGGGGTACGTGAGCATGAACCCGCCGATGAAGGACCTGGAGCGCCTCATCCTGGAGCACAAGCTGGCGCACGGGAACAACCCGGTGTTGACGTGGATGGCGAACAACCTGGTCGTGAGGCAGGACCCGGCCGGGAACATCAAACCCGACAAGGAAAAGAGCATCGAGAAGATTGACGGGATGGTTGCGCTGGTGATGGGGCTGGATCGGGCGACGCGACACGAGGGGCCGAAGAAATCGGTGTATGAATCGCGCGGATTGGAGACCGCCTAGTAGGTAAGAGGCATTACCACAACAGGAAACGAGGTGACCTGTGCATGATCCATATACTGTAGCTTTTGAGATTCGCTCTCCATTTCCAGAAGGAGAGCCGCGTAAAAACGGTTCACGCTATTATCCTAGTCTCATCACAATCTGGCACGTAGATCCCGAGGCAGATGGCTCTGACGATTCGTGTGACTGGTGGGGACGTAAACGAAAGCTTAATGCGAAGGAAAAGGCAATTGTGGAGGCCGTATGGATTCTCGAAACGGTGCTCGACAATTCGCCATTCTACCCCGATCATGAGGCGCATCTAAGGTTCCAGCCGGTCAAAGAGGCGGCATACGCACTGTATCTTCGGGAGGGGTTCCGCATCCATCCGCGCTGGCATTTCTGGCACTGGAAGGTTCAGGTGCAGATGTTCATTGATTTGAAACGCTGGCTGTGGTCGCGATGTTCAAAATGTGGCAAGCGTTTCGAGTGGGGTTATGCTCCTGTGACTGGCCAGTGGGACAATGGCGGGCCACGATGGTTTCGCGGCGAGAAGCAGGTCTATCATGAGGAATGTTACAGGCGGTCTGTTCGGTAATCACGATTATAACAACAGGGATGTCCGTGGAATGAAACTCGATGCGACTCTTTGACCGGTACCCAACGCTGAGGCGGGTGATCGTGAACACGAAGACGGACCGGGCGTTTCGCGGGGTGCTGTGGCGCCGGGGGCGCGGGTTGCTGGTGCTGCGGAACGCCGAGCTGCTGAAGGCGAAGGGGGAAACGGCACCGCTCGACGGGGAGATCGTCATCGAGTCGTCGAACGTTGATTTCATCCAGGTGGTCGGCTGAGGTGAGCTGATGGACGAAGAGCATCGAACGAAAAAGGTCGCCGAGTTACTTGCGCGGGCGGCTCGGAAGGCGCAGCAGGCGAAGCAGACACGCGACCTGGTGCGCGCGCTCAAGCTGCAGGCCGAGGTAGCCAAGTTGAGGGCCGAGGCGGCCAAACTTGAGGCGGGGCACTGATGGCCGTCATTCAGAGCGTGGGGGCCTTGGCCGACGTTTCGACAGGCTGGTGGCCGAGCGTTGGAACAGGATCGATCCAACTGTATGACCTGTTCAATTACGACTATGCCACGCTCTACCGCACTCAGCCGAACGTGCGGACGTGCGTGGACTTTTTGGCGCGGAACATTGCGCAGCTCGGGCTGCACGTGTTCCGGCGCGTGTCGGACACGGATCGGGTGCGGTTGACCGATCACCCACTGGCCCAGCTCATCAACAAGCCGTTGCCGGCAGAATTCAAGGTCACGCGCTATCGCCTGATCGAGACGCTGATGGGCGACCTGGGCGTGTATTTCAATGCGTACTGGCTGAAGGTGCGCTCGAAAGAGATGGGGCTGCTGCGCATCCCGCCGGCGTTCGTGACGGTGTACGGCGGGCTGACGCCGACGAAGTACGAGATGACGCTGGGCGGGAAGCCGTACACATTCGGCCCGAACGAGATCGTGCATTTCCGCGGATATAACCCCAGCGATCCGGTGAACGGGCTGAGCCCGCTTGAGACACTGCGGCGGGTGCTGGCCGAGGAGCATTCGGCGGGCGATTACCGCGAGCATTTCTGGCAGAACGCGGCGCGGCAGGCGGGCGTGATCGAGCGGCCAAAGGATGCGCCGGACTGGAGCGAGACGGCGCGCGGGCGATTCAAGGCCGAGTTCGAGGCACTCTATTCGGGCGGGGACAACAGCGGGCGGACGGCGATCCTCGAGGAGGGCATGACGTGGAAGCCGGGGACGTTCAACGCGCAGGAGAGCGAGTACCTGGCCGGACGGAAATTGACGCGGGAGGAGTGCGCGCGCGCGTACCACATTCCGCTGCCGATGGTGGGCATCCTGGACAACGCGACGTTTTCCAATATCCAGGAGCAGCACCGGAATTTGTACCAGGACAGCCTGGGGCCGTGGCTAGCGATGTTGGAGCAGGACATTGAGCTGCAACTGCTGCCCGATTTCGAGGACATCGACGGTGTGTACATTGAATTCAACATCGCCGAGAAATTGCAGGGGGATTTCGGCGAGCAGACGAAGAGCATGCAGGCGGCGGTGGGTCGGCCATGGATGACGGCCGATGAGGCGCGGGCGCGGATGAACCTGCCGAGCCTGGGCGGGGACGCAGAGCAGCTCGTGACGCCGTTGAACGTGCTGGTGGGAGGGCAGGCGTCGCCGCAGGATAGCGCGCCGCCACCGAAGGGCGAGGAGCGAGGGGAGAAGGGCGAAGAGCGAGGAGCGAGGAGCGATGGGCGGAGAGCAGCGGGGGAGGTGGACCCGACGCAGCCGGAGTTGCGCGAGGCATGGCGGAAAAAGTGGGCGCGGCAGATGGCCAAGTTTTTTGAGAGGCAGCGCGACGTGGTGGTGAAGAAGGCGAACCCCAAAGGGAGACAAGGGGACGGGGAGACGGGGAGACAAGGAGACAAGGGAAAGAAGGAATTGCCGGACCTGGCAGTGCTGTGGGACGCTAGCCGGTGGGATGCAGAGCTGACGGCGGATTTTCACAAATTGAGCGCGGCGACGACGCTGGAGTTCGCGCAGTATGTGTCGGATCAGCTCGGCGAGGACCTGGATGCGAGCGAGATGGAGGCGTGGATCGCGGAGAATAGCCGGATCGCAGCTGAGAACGTGAACGGCGTGACGCGCGCCCAGGTGGAGGAGGCGCTGAAGGCGGAGGATCCGCTGGACGCGCTGAGGGGCGTGTTCGAGCTGGCGCTGAGCGTGAGGGCGGCGGAGATCGCGCTGAGCCGGACGACGAGCCTGGCGAATTTTGGGACGATGAACGCGGCGCGACAGGGGGGGCTGAAGACGAAGACTTGGCACGTGAATTCGTCGAACCCACGGCCGAGCCACGCAGCGCTTTCCGGGTCGACGGTGGGGATCAAGGACTTATTTTCGAACGGGCTGATGTGGCCGGGGGATCCGAAGGGAAGCGCGGCGGAGAATGCGAATTGCAGTTGCAGCGTCACGTTCGGAAGGGGCGAGTAGCGAAGAGCGAGGAGCGAGGAGCGAAGAGCGATGAAGACGAAGACGTTTAGGGCGGCGATGCAGATCAAGGCGGACGGGCAGCCGGGCGAGTTTCGCGCGGTGTTTTCGACGCTGAATGTGATTGACAAGGATCACGACGTGACGCTGCCGGGCGCATTCAAGAATGGCACGGCGGTGCGCATCGCGTACTGGGGCCACCGGTGGCAGGATTTGCCGGTGGGCCGGGGCGTGATCGACTCGAACGAAAAAGAGGCGTGGGTGGACGGGCAGTTTTTCCTGGACACTACAGCGGGCAAGGAAACGTATCTCACGGTCAAGGGCCTTGGGGACTTGCAGGAATGGTCGTATGGGTACGAGATCGAGGATGCGTCGTTCGGGAAATTCGAGGAGCAGGACGTGCGGTTCCTGCGCGCTCTGGACGTGCCGGAGGTTTCACCGGTTCTGTTGGGCGCGGGGATCGACACGCACACGGAGAACATCAAGGGCCTCAAGCCGTATCCGAATGAGCACGCCTGCCGGTTGCGCGAGCCTGGGGAATTTCAGGCTGACTCATTTCGCCGAATGCAGCGCGAGCACGAAGGAAAAAAGTATTCGGTGATCATGGGCAAGTTGAAGAACGAAGACAGCATGACCGAGCAAGCCTATCGCTATGCGGACGACGTGTGGACAGCGGCGGAGGCTCGCTCACATTGTAAAGTGCATGATGGCCGCTTCGAAGCGGCCACGGGCAAAACGGCAGACGATCACGGCCAGGATCCCCTTGAAGGGGACACGCCCAGGAATCAGACGCCGGCGAATGTTGTCAAAACTGAAATTGAAATTCTACTCATCGAGGAGGGGTAGCAATGGATCTGAAGGAACAACTGAAGAAGTTACTCGCCGACGCACTGGCCATCACCACCGCGGTCGACGAGGCGAAGCGCGATTTCACGGCCGAGGAACGTCAGAAGGTGGACGGGTATCTGGCCGAGGCGAAGAAGCTGAAGGAGAAAATCAAGCAGCGCGAGGGCGACGCGGGATTGATCGCGCTGGTGAGGGAGCTGAGCGCGGGGATCGAGCCAGCGCCAGCGAGCACGCCGGCAGCGGCCACGCCGGCCGGCGCGGGGAAGAGCATCGGCGAACGGTTCGTCTCTTCGCCGGCGTGGAAGGGGTTCCTGGAGCAGTTTCCGAACGGCGTCATACCGGATAGCGCGAAGGGCTTGCGCTCGAACCCGGTGCAGATCGGCGGGATGAAGCAACTCATCGCCGGCGCTGACGTGACGAGCGCGGGCGCGTTCGTGAACCCGGACATCACCGGCATCTATGAGCCGATCGGGCGCTATCCGCTGAATGTGCTGGGGCTGGTGGCCAGGCGGACGACGGGGAGCGACACGGTGGAGTTCGTGCGTCAGACGGCGCAGGTGACACAGGCGGCGCCGACGCCCGAGGCGAACGTCAAGTACCCGACCGGCGCGACGGGCGAGATCACGGGTACGAAGCCGCAAGGCCACATGAATTTCGAGAAAGTTTATGAAACCGTCAAGACGATCGCGGTGTACGTGGGCGCGACGAAGCGGGCGCTGAGCGACGCGGCGCAGATCCGGGGCATCATCGACCAGGAGCTGCGCGAGGATGTCGTGGAGGAATTGGAATTGCAGATCGTCAACGGGAACGGCGTTGGCGAGAACTTTACCGGCATCCTGAACACGGCGAATGTTCTGGTGCAGCCGTTCGCGGTTGACGTGTTCGCGACGGCGCGCAACGCGATCGCGAATGTGGACGTGAACGGGCGGACGACGCCGACGGCGTGGGTGATCCATCCTGTGGACTGGGCGGCGATCGAGCTGACGCAGGACGGGACGAACCGGTATTATTATGCCGGTCCGCAGAACCAGGGGCCGCCGACGCTGTGGAGCCTGCCGGTGGTGAAGAGCATGAGTGTGCCGCAGGGGACGGGGCTGCTGGGGAACTGGAACAAGGCCGTGCTGTGGGACCGGGAGCAGACGACGATCAGCGCGACGGATTCGCACTCGGACTGGTTCATCAGGAATCTGGTGGCGATCTTGTGCGAGCTGCGGGCGGCGTTCGGGCTGATCAGGCCGAGCGCGTTCTGCCAGGTGGCGTGGGCGTAAGACGAAGAGCGAAGAGCGAGGAGCGAAAATAGTGGCGCTGCGGGTCAACGTGGTGTGCCGAAATTATCGGGATGATCGGGTGCTGCCGAGGTTCGCGCGGTACCTGGCGGATCGGCTCGGCTGGACGTTGACCGCAGCGCCTCAACCCCAGGGGCAGGACGTGGTGTATCTCATGGGGTACTTTGAGGCGCAGCTATTTCAGGGGAAATGGCCAGCGCGGGTGGCGGCTTACTTTACGCATCGGGAGGAGGAGCCGCCGGGGAATGACAAGGCGCGGTTGTTCGACGAGGTGGCGAGGGCGGCACAGTTGCGGGTGGCGATGTGCCGGCTGTATGGCGCGCCGCTGGGGATCATGGGGCCGACGATCCAGCCGGCGCTGCCGGTTGAGCGGGAGCGGTTTCGGATCGAGGAGCGAGGGGCGAGGAGCGGAGGACAAAGGCGCAGGCTGGTGGTGGGGTTCAGCGGGTACACGTACAAGAATCACCGGAAGGGCGATGACCTGGTCCAGGGCATCGTCAAGAGCAAGATCGGACAGCGGGTGGAGTGGACGGCGAGCGGGCGCGGGTGGCCGGTGCCGACGAAGGGGTACACCTGGGCCGACATGCCGAAATTTTACCAGGGGCTGGATGTGCTGGTGTGCCCGTCGAGAGTGGAGGGCGGGCCAATGCCGGTGCTGGAGGCGATGGCGTGCGGCGTGCGGGTGGTGGCGCCGCGCGGCGTGGGCATCCTGGACGAGCTGCCGAACGTGGCCGGGCTGTATCGCTATAAACGGGGGGACCTGGGGACGCTGCTGGGCGCGCTCGAAGCGGCGTGCGCTGCCGGTCCGATCGATCGTGAGGCGCTGCGGGCGGCGAC